CTTTTCTTCGGCAAAAATGCCAAAAAAATCGGCCCTAGGGAAATCAGGGGAGGGAGGTGATAGTATGGCAGGAACAAAGGGATGTAGCGGACGACCAAGGAAAGTTGTAGCTATATCGACAGGAAAAATCAGCAAGTCGGATAAACTTAAGCGGCAGGCTCAGGAGAGCGCAATCAAGATTGACCGTGATGATCTGGAGGAAAGCGTTCCGGAGTGGTTATCTGATACTGCAAAGGCTGAATATCTCAGAGTTGTGAGGGAAGCAGCGAAAGTGCCGTTTCTCGATAACCTCGACAAGCATTATGTGGCAATGTACGCGGATGCGGTTGACAAATACATCTCGGCTGCCAAAAAATTGCACAAATACGGTGATGTTATCAAGACGGAAATGGGCTTGACGGTATCGCCTTATTTGACTGTCCAAAAAAAAGCAGAAGATACTATCTTCAAGTGTTCGGCTCGATTAGGACTGGCAACGACAGATAGGCTGCGGCTCATCGTTCCGAAGGTCGAGGAAAAGGCTGAAAACAAGTATTTAAAATTCTTAAAGGGTTGAGAATATGAGGAAAGTGGCTGACAGGACGACGGCTTATGCGAAGCTGATTGTCAGCGGAAAGCGTATCTGCGGGAAAGCTGAATATCAGGCGTGTAAACGGCATCTGGATGACATGGCCGATAAGAATAGCGAGTATGTCTTCGATGTCCATGAAGCAGAAAAGCATATCGACATTGCGAATCAGCTTACGATTGGCGAAGGTGTCGAAGCAAAGAAGCTGACAATGCGTGGATTTCAAAACTTCATTGTCGGCTCACTCACTGGATGGCGGAAGAAGCGGTCGAAAATACTGCGGTATCGAGAAGCCTATATTCAGATGGGCCGACAAAATGGAAAATCGTTTCTTGCTGGCGGGATGTGTAACGACCGGGCAACGTTCTCTGATTACAAGCGCGGGCGGATATTTTGCACAGCAACGAAACAAGACCAGGCGAATATCGTCTGGGATGAAGTGGATAAGTTCATTGAGTCTGATCCGGACTTGATGGGACTTTACAAAATCCGCAAATACGACCGGACAATCACATCACTTGTCACTGGCACAGTCATCAAGGCGATTGGTCGAGACACAAAGTCTGCAGATGGTTTTCGTAGCATCCTCGCCGTGGTCGATGAGTATCATGCTCATCCAACGAATCAGATGTATAAATTGATGCAAGACGGCCAAATCGCGGTCGATAATGCATTGACGCTGGCAATCACGACGGCAGGGTTCAATCTCAACGGCCCATGTTATGAGCACTATAAATTTTGCAAGCAAGTCCTTGCCGGAAATATTCAGAAAGACTCCTTGTTCGTCTACATTGCCGAGCTGGATAAAGACGATGATATCTGGGACAGAAATAATTGGCTGAAAGCAAATCCTTTGCAGTTGTGGGATGATGATACAACCGTCAATTCTGTAAAGCTGGCAAGAATGGCTGAAAAGGCGATTGAAGCCAAGGAGAAACAGGGCGACGAATTGGTTAACTTCCTGACGAAGTCGCTCAATCGATGGGTGACTTATACTGGCGGTGCGCTCTTGGATTTGGACAAGTGGCATGACTGCGCAACGGAAAAGACGCTACAGGATATGCGAGGCCGTGACTGCTATCTCGGCATTGACTTATCGTCTGGCGGTGACTTGACATCTATCGCACTTGTCTTTCCGCTTCTGGAGAACAAGGTATATATCTGGAGTCATAGTTATATGCCGGAGCTGAGACTACAGGAGCATATCCGGACTGATGATGCACCATACGGCATTTGGGCAGGTCAAGGGCTGATAACGCTAACATCTGACATGTACGGCATTAAGACAGACTATAAGCATATCATTGCTGATTTGAGTGAGGTTATCCGCACTTATGAGCTGAATGTCGTTGGATGCGGGTACGATAATCACAATGCTGCGACTTTCCTCGCAGATTTGGAGAGCGTGCTGGATTGTGACTTGACTGAAATCAAGCAATCTGCAAGGTCGCTCAATGATCCGACCGTTGACTTCCAGCTCACAGTCAAAGCGAACCTGGTCGAATATGACAAGTCCAATTCACTGCTGACGTGGAGCGCGGTCAATGCGACGATATCACAGCCGAATAGCTTCGGTGAGATTAAGATTGACAAAATGACTCAGGTAAAGCGCATCGATCCCATTGATGCGATCATCGATGCGTGGAAGCTGTATTTCATGAATAAAAAAGGAATCGATTTTGATAACGCTGCTGATGAATGGCTCAAGGCAATGGGTGGTGATGATTAATGGAGCTATGGAACAAACTTAAAAATGCATTCAAGAATGATGGCTCTGCCAATACGGTAAAAATGAGTGACATTATCGAATTGTTTTCAGGTAAAGCTGGAAACTATACAGCGGATATTTCAGAAGTGACCTATTTCACTTGCATGAAGGTGCTGAGTGAGTCGTTAGGGAAAATGCCTGTCTATCTAATGGACGCTCAAAAAAACCGAGTTCAGCATGATACCATGCATGCGCTCAGTGTTTCGACTAATACTGTGATGACTCCCTTGCAATTCTTTACGACTCTTGAGTTCAATCGGAATCATTGGGGGAATGGCTATGCTCTCGTGGAACGTGATAAGGGCATGGTTAAGGGCCTGCACATCTTGAATCCTCGACGCATGCAGGTCTGGGTGAACGATTTAGACGAGTTCCCGCTATGGCGGTATTACTACAAATACGACCATAACGGCAAGCAGTATTTTATTCATCCGGAGGATATTATTCATGTGAAGTCATGGATAACTGAAGATACTGGACTTGTCGGTAAGTCAGTGAGAGAAATCCTCGCGGATAGCATGGCCGGAAACAAAGAGTCGCAGACCTATCTCAATGACCTGTATAAGAATGGCATGACTGCATCTGCAGTAGTCAAGTATATCGGTGATTTGTCTGAGGATAAGCGGCAGAAGGTCATCAATGTTATCGAGAAGCAGATAAGCAATAGCAAGACTAAGATGTTCAGTATTCCGCTTGGGTGGGATGTCCAGCCGCTCAACATGAAGCTGACAGACTCACAATTCTACGAGCTGAAAAAATACAATGCGCTGCAGATTGCGGCCGCATTCGGGCTGAGTCCTGACCATCTTAATGACTACACCAAGTCGTCTTACAATAATTCAGCAATGCAGAACCTGCAGTTCTACGTCAATACGCTTTTGTATAACATCTCTATCTATGAGCAGGAGATGAACCGGAAACTGCTGACCAGGCGAGAACAAGATGCAGGTTTAGGGTATAAGTTCAACGTATGGACGATTCTGCGCGGTGATCCACAGCAACAGGCCGATGTCCTGCAGAAAATGACGCAGAGTGCTATTTATAGCGTGAATGAGGCGAGGAACAAACTTGACCTGCCGCCTTGTGATAATGGTGACGTTCACATGGTCAATGGTTCCTACGTCAAGTTGGAAGAGATTGGTGCTGCTTATCAGAAAGGAAGTGAGAACAATGTTGAAAATCACGAATAAAGCAGACAATACAGCGGAAATTATCATTAGCGGCGATATCATCGACGATGCAGAAGGCGACTTTCTTTCCAGCGTTTGGGGTGTCGAATCCGGATATGAGTGGCCAGCAAAAATCAAGGATCAGCTTGATGAGCTGAAAGGCAAAGACCTGACCATTTATATCAATTCGGATGGCGGCATGATTAACGCTGGTGTTGCGATGGCGAACATGATTTCTCGTCATGATGGCCATACTACAGCAATTGTCGACGGCTGGTGCTGCTCCATTGCGACGCAGATTTTCTTTGCGGCCGATGAGCGCAAGATGCCGGAGAACGCATATCTGATGATTCACAAACCGACGGTTGCATTGGCGAATGGCAATTCGTATGATTTGCGAAAAATGGCTGAAACATTGGATACTTTGCAGGAAGGTTTGGAAACGACTTATCGGCGGGCGGCTCGTGAGGGCATTGCTGATGATTATATCCATGATATGGTCAATGATGAGACCTGGCTGACTGGCAAAGAGGCTAGTGAGATTTTCAATATCGAATTACTGGAGCCTGTCAGCGCAGTAGCGTGTGCAGGCAAGAGATTCGTCAATAGCGGGAAGACTCCGAAAGGATTGCGATTCTCCGCCAGAGATAAGCCGGAAAAAGACGAAGAACCGATTAAGCCGGATACATCAATAGGAAAACCTGTTGATGATGTTGATAATGTTGTTAATAAGTGTCAGGCATTAGCATTGCTTGCTAAGTTGAAAGGAGTATCGAAATGAAAAAGAGTGATGAAATCAAAAAAGCTATGACAGCCCTCAGTGAAAAGATTGAGGACTGCATCAAAAAAGAGGATTTTGTGGATATGGCAAAGTGGAAAGGCGAATATGATGCACTTTCTGCTCAGCTTGAAATTGCCGAGAAACTGGAGTCTGAAGACATGCAGAACGCTGCTAAAGGTGCACCTGCTCCGGCATCCAATCTGCCGCAGAATGAGCTGGCACGTCGTGCATTCAACAAACTTGTTCTGCATAAAGGCAAGGGCATGACGGATGAGGAACGTGCTGCATATCAGAATGTGACGAATACTTCCGGCAATCCGGGGACTCCTGGTCAGATTGAGTCTGTCGATGCGCGAGGCGGTTATCTGGTGCCGACCGAGCAGATGGCTCAGATTCAGGACAAGCGGACGGAGTTCACTCAGCTCCGTGACTACATTACGGTTCGCCAGACGAATTATACGTCTGGTAAATGGCCGACGATTGCAGATCAGAGTCTTGTATTCACTGCATTCGATGAACTGACGGATATCGCCGAAGATGATATTGCTTTTGGGACTGCTGAATATACGGTCAGCGACAAAGGTCTGATTATCCCGGTTTCCAATCAGCTCATCGCTGATGCCTCTGCTGATATCGTGGATATCTGCGGTCGTGAGTTGGCTCTGGCAGCGGTTCGTTCTGAGAATACGGCAGTGCTCGGTCATCTGAGCACCTTGGCAGGTACTGGCGGTGCCAATGCTGCGACTATCTCTAGCCATAAGGCTCTGAACAGTGCTTTGTTCAAAGACCTGAGCCGGAAGTTCTATAATCAGGCAAAGATTTACACGAATCAGTCTGGCTTCCTGTTCCTGGCTAATCTCGACGATGGCAACAATCGTCCGCTGTTCGTGCCGGATGTTACTCAGCCGGATAAGTACATGTATCGCGGCAAAGAAATCGTCGTTATCGAGGATAGCCTGCTGCAGAACATCAGTGTCACTGGAGCCAACGATGCCGTAACGAATTACGCTCCGTTCTATATTGGCGATTTGAAGTCCTATGTGTGGATGTTCGAGCGTCAGGGCATGGAACTGTCCATCAGCACCGAGTATCTGTGGCGTAAATACGGCACGGCTCTTCGTGGCGTGATTCGCTTCGGTACGGTCGTATACGACAGCAATGCGATGATTGCCCGCAAGGTGCAGTTGTCCTGATAGCATAGGAGGCGGTCTGAATGGCAGTCACTCTTGCTCAGGCAAAGCTATATTTGCGGATTGACAGCACCTATGAGGACTCGCTTCTTGAGTCGTTTCTGGGGGCGGCAGATTCCTATCTAGCCGCCTCAATTGACGGCTATACGGATAAGCTGTCAGATGCAGATTTTAGCGCGAAAGCGGACATGGTCAAGTTGGCGTTAGTTTCCGAGATGTATAGAAACCGTGATCCGTCAAATGACCAGCGGGATACATTCCCATACTACATCACGTCACAGATAGCACAATTGCAGTATTGGGCTGATGTAGAGCCTGCTTCGACAACTGATGATGGTGGCGAGGATGCAGGCGATGAGCCGAATACGGAGCCTGCAGACGGTGATGATACGCAGCCAGAGGAGGGAGAACACCTTGATTAATACTGGCAGTATTATGAAAACCTCTATCGACGACCTGACGGAGAGAGTGCAGCTTGTCTCGTTTGTGAATTTCCGCAATGAGCAGGGTGATATCCTTGCCAGCGAGGAACGTATTCGCGGTGAGATGTGGGCGAAGGTCTTGCCGATGTCAGCACCAATCACGGAAGGTGGAGTCGAGAGGCGGGCGGAAGTGCATTATCGCGTGGTTGTGCGATATCGTGATGATGTGGAGCCGGATGATATCCTTATCTGGCGAAGCAAGCGGCTGAAGATTACGGATACTCCGTATGATGCAGAGTCTCGTAGAATCTGGACTGTCCTTGATTGCGTGGAGGTGGTTCCGGATGGCGCGGCGCAGTAATAGCTATAAGGCAAAGAGTTTTTCTCGTGGCAGTATGAGCACAGCGCAGACTGAGCAGGCTCTAAAAGAGCTGGGCAATCATGTCCTGCAGGCTGCCAAAGATGCGCTGAAGAAAGGCGCAGATAGTGTCGTGAGGGATGCTAAGAGCCGATGCCCGGTTTACGAAGGGCATAAGAAAAATGGCAGGGTATATATGGCCAAAGATGTCACTCCTGGTGCTTTGAAGGACTCTATCAAAGCTGAACCGAATGCAAAGGGAACCGTCTATAAGATTTCTGCAAATGCGAAGTCTAAGGACGGTTATTTATATGGTCAGATTGTAGAGTTCTCACCACGAGTGAACAGGCCATTTCTATATCCGGCTATGGAAGCAAATCGAGATAGTATAAGGCGCAGCATCGCGGAGGCTGTCCGAAATGCTGCTAGAAATGGGAGGTGATAGCGTGGAGACAATGGAACTGGAGGCGCAGGTATATTCGGCTTTGACCAGTGATTCTTCGTTGATTGCTTTACTTGCCAGCGGTGCGAAGTCCATATTCCATCTGCAGGCTCCAAGTGATAAGATCACACGCTATCCCTGTCTTGTTTATTCGCCGATATCGGACGTTCCTGCGGTCGTGGGTGATGATATTGAGGTCGCGCATAGGATAACTATCAGACTGCATGTCATAACGCTTGACGGCCAGTATAACGTCATATATCGGCATATTAACAGGATTATGTCTGGATTGGGATTTATGCGAGTCCAAACGACTCAGTATATTGATGATGGACAAAAGGTTTTGATTGTAGATTATAGGATAGGAGTGAATGCACAATGGCAACAGTAGGTTTAAAAAACTTGTACTACGCTCCATTGACCAGCGACACCGATTCTGGTGTAACGTATGGCACAATGAAAAAAATTAGCGGTGCGATTCAGGTTGATATTAATCCGTCCGTAACGTTCAACACGCTCTACGGCGATGATGCTCCCTTTGCGGCAGATTCGTCCATGACGGAAATTACGGTAACGATTGAAACGGCAGATATGCCGCTGGAAGATTTGGCTGCGCTGCTCGGTCACACGGTTGATTCGACGACCAAAGAATTGTCGGCAAAGGCATCTGACAATGCTCCTTATGTAGGTTTGGCTTTTGAGTCGAATAAGCATAACAACAAAGTGCGCTACGTGAAACTGCTGAAAGGCAAGTTCTCTCCGACGCAGGAAACGATTCAGACCAAAGGCGAGTCTGTAGAATATACGACTCCGAAGTTGGAAGGCCGTTTTGTGGCACGTACCTATGATGGTCAGTGGAAGCGCATTGCGGATAGTGACAATAGCGAAAGCGCGACGATTATCACAAACTGGTATACGGCTATGGAACCTGGTACTACTCCGGCAGTAGCTGGCAGCAACACTTATACGGTCAGCACTAATTTCGTATCGTCTGATACGGTCGCTTTCGGGGCTGAGACGCTGACAGCAGGGACGGACTTCAACGTCGGCGCGGATGCAGCGGCCAGCGCAGGCAATCTTGCGACGGCTTTGGCTGGCAAGACCAGCATCAATTCCATTTACACGGTTACGGCATCCGGCGCGGTCATTACAATCACAGAAAAGTCTGCGGGTGGTGGCAATACTCCGGGGAGCATGACTGTTACTGGTACAGGCGTGATTACGGCAGGGACTCCGACGCAGTCACAGCCCGCATCGTAAGAGGTAAGAGGTGGAGGCGGGGAGACCTGCCTCTTTTTTTGTAGGAGGATATAACAATGCGAGAATTACCAAAACTGAAATTGATGAATGGTGAAGAGGTCACGTTGCCAAAGCCGACCATGAAAATGTGGCTCAGAGTGGCAGAATATGACAATCAGGAGAAGGATGAGTGGCCATTATCGAAGCTGATGGCCGAGCACGCAAAAGTCATTGCGGATATGTACGGTCTCGACGCTACGGACGATATTGATCCGGCAGATGTACTGACTGGATATGTTGAGGCGGCTTCCTATGTTATCGGCATCGCGACCGATAAACTGCGTAAGTTACCAAAAAACGCAGAAACGGAGGAGGAGCAGTAACTCTGACTCCGTATGAAATGCTGCTACAGTTATATGTCAAATACCAGGCTGATTATGGGTGGACAGTAAAAGAGATTGACGAGACGGATATGGCGTTCCTGCTCGACCAGTTGTGTGTGCTGGAGAAGATTGAAGCCGGGAAAGATTTGACCTATATTGACGACATTTTGTGAGGTGAGATTATGGCGAAAAAGGATGCAATGGGGACAGAGATAGATTCGCTCTATTTGTCATTAGGGCTGAATGTTTCTGACTTGGAGCTTGGATTTGAGACGGCTGGCAAGACAGTCAAGCAGGCTATGTCTCGCCTGAACAGTGAAGCCAATCAAATTAGGCTGCGGGCGGATATCGATGTGACCAGGCTGGAAGCTGCAGGCAAGTCTGTCGAGGCTCTCAAGGCGAGGGAAAAGGCCCTCAATGATGAGCTGGCCGTCCAGCAAAAGAAGCTGGAATTGCTCAATAGGGCTTATCAGGCCAATGAGAAGACTTATGGCAAGGATAGCTCTTTGACTCGAGGAGTCGACACGAAACGGCTCTATCAGGTGCGTGATATCGAAAGACTCAAGGCTCAGCTTGCACAGGTCAATGGGGAACTGGCAAAGACCAGCACAGCATCGACATCTGCACTCGGAACGTTGGCCAACGGTTTTAGCAATGTCACAGGCAAGGTCACAGGTACTGTCGGTGCTATCGGAAAGCTCAATACTGCTATCACTGGTGTTGTCGCAGGGATAACGGCAGGTGCTGGCATATTTGCATTGACAGACAAAGCGATGAAAGCTGGTAATGACTTGTATAAGTTATCGACCAGACTCCATACAACGACGGCAGAGGCATCGCAGTTATCGAAAGTATTCCAGTTATCCGGTACGGATATTAACTCGGTTATTCCGTTATTTGCGAGACTGGATAAGCAGGCTCTATCTGCGGCCAAAACTCAAAATTCGTTGTCGCAGGCGATGACTGAATTTGGATTTACGCTCACAGACGATAAAGGAAATCTGCTGTCATATCAGCAGCAATTAGCGCAGTTGTCTAAAGGCTATCAGGCTGCAGTCAAAGCTGGCCGTGAGACTGAGTTCGTGACGCAGGCTCTGGGAGCCAAAGGTGCGGCACTTGTCCCGCTTCTGCAGGACTATGCTACGAACATGGAGATAGTATCCCGGATTAAGACGACAGGACTCTTGAATCCGCAAGAAGCTCATGAGTTATATATCGAATGGCAGGCTATGCAGATGCAGGCAGGTCAACTCACGGGAGCCATAGGGCAGGCTCTTATGCCAGTAGCCAAAGAGCTGATGCCGGAAATAACGAAAGGCTTTGCAGATTTTGCACAACAGATAAGGGATAACCAGGACTCTATCAAAGCGTTTGGCAGTGCTGCAGGTGATGTCCTCGGTGGATTGGCATCATCTATCACGACGTTGATTTCCTTGATGGGTGATCTGAAAAAAGGATGGGATGATGTATCCGGATTATCCAAGGATGAGGCCATTATTCGTGCTAATGGTGGCGGCTTTTGGTTGGATGCATCGTCTTTCATTGGTGGAGCTATTGGTGCTGGCGTAGGTGGCCGTTTCGGTGGTGTCAAAGGTGCTGCCGCTGGCGGATTGTTTGGATCGCAGTTATTTGAAGATGTCAGCATTAAATCTGCTAAAGCAGGAGCGTCGTTAGGATTATGGGGCCATGATTGGGACGAGTATAGTGCCAATGCAGAACGTCAGAAGTTACTTGAGCAAGAAAAGAAAGCTTTTGAAGAGTACAACAAGCAGATTCGTGAGGAGACCAAAAATACAGTCACTGAGACAACGAAGCTGAAAGAGCAGGCCGCTGATGCCCACAAGCAATTGGAAGAAGAGATGGCCAATACTACGAGCGAAAAGCTGAAAGAGCAGTTAGATGCTATTAAGGACAAAGTTGAAGCCTCTATTGCAGAGGGTAAGACTGAGGCTGCTGCGTGGGCTGGTGTTGCTGATGATATCAAGAAGGCTGTAAAAGCGGCTGCCAAGGAAGCAAAAGAAGCAAACAAGGCATTGACTCGCAGTATTGCTGGCCTGTCCATGAGCGATTTGGGGAAATCCCTGTATGGCATAGATACGGCGGCAGAGGATACCTTGAAAAAAGGAGCGGATCCCGGACTGGTTGCGCAGGAAGCGGCTCTCAAGAAGGGTAAAATCATGCAGCAGTTTGAAAAAGAAACTGCCGAATACCTTGATGGCATCTATGCGGATTCGCTTACCAAGAGGCTGAACCAGATTGAGCGAGAGAAAAAAGCGTGGATACAGAAGGGGCTGGATGAGGTCACGGCGACGCGGGCGGCTGAGGCTCAGAAACAACAAGCGATTAATGATTCCGTGAAAAACATGTTCACCTCGCAGAAGAAATATCTGGAGATATATCGTAGAGCGATGCAGGGACAGGTCGCTGGCAGTAGTGGCATGTATGACTTCACGATGAGCCAGGGAGACCGTCAGCAGAATGCGATTCAGGCTCTCAAGTCCGCGATGATGAGGGAGGCTGGCGTGAATCCGTGGGACAGGACGACGATGTCTGAGGTGATGGGATTCCAGAAGGCTATGAAAGAGGCTAATAATTGGGGTTCTGACCTCATCAAAGGCGGCAGTGCGGGCGGCATGGCAGAGCTGACGAATACGCTCACTCAGTCAAATAGCGAGATAACCAATATCCTCGGTCAGATTAATCCGGAGGTCGCTCAGGTCAATTCCAATCTGTCAGCTATCCTCGGTGCGGTGCAACAGAACGGCAATAAGCCTCCGACGATAACAGTGAGTCCGACAATCAATGTTGACTTGGGCGGTGCTTACGTGTTCGACAATACGATGAAACAGCGGCTGACGGATGATATCACGGCGAATGTGGCCAATGGTGTCACCTCGGCAGTACAGGAAGCTACTAATCGTATCAATACAGGCTATGGGAATTAAGGAGGGATAGTCATGAAGATTAAGATTAATAACATCGAAAGCTATCGTTCTCCGGAGTCCTGTACAGTCAATGTCGATGACCGTATTGAACGAGTGCAGCTTATCAACGGGAATACGGTGCAGGACTATGGCCATATCGCCAGCGGGGACAGTTTCTCGTTATCCTGTCTGTTCTCAAAGGCGAATTTCAATGCGATTGTCGCATTATGGGAGGCCCGGACGTTGATAACCTTCACGGATGAGGCTGGCGAAGTTTGGACAAACTGCAGGATGGTTATCCGGTCATGGCACTATCAGCCGAGGTTTCCTGGTTATGTGTTATTGGATTTTGAAATTTGGAGGGTTTGACAATGAATCCATATATCAGCATCTACAAAAACAATCCGACAGCAGGCGGCACCGATGGAACTGCGGTGTCTCAGGACGGCTATATGACTGATCCTGTATCTGTAACGTTGGATGCCAGCCAGTCTGAAAGTGAAGTCGTTACACTCGCGATAAGAACGGAGACAGGTTATGAGACTGATGGCAATACGACTATCAGTATCGAACATGATTCTGACGGTCATTGGTCACTGGATACGTCAGCTAACGGCAGTTTTTCGGGGACAAGTATAACGCTGACTAGTACAATTGATGACACGAATACGCTTTTTTATGCGAAGGCATCTTCATCATCGTCAGAAGGGCCAGGCAGATATGATACTCCTCAGATTGTGGTCGAGGCTAAGATTGTCATGACGGAATAGTTTGGAGGAATGGCTTATGCTATACCGGAATTTAACATCATGGCTAAAATTTAATACTTCTGTCACGGACGATGTTGTGCAGAATACTGTAACTGCGGTAGGTTCGCCTTCTGTGTCATCGACTAATGCGAAAAACGGCAATGCACTACAGTTAGATGGTTCCTCTGGATGTGTATATATCGATAATATTCAACTCGGTGGACAAGACTTCACTATTGATTTTTGGTGCTATCTGGATAGCACTTCGGTTGAGAATGATCGATTATTAGCTGTTGAATGTAAAGATACTGGCTATAGAATGGTGACGCTGCAGAAATCTATGTCTACTAAAATAAAGATGTGGTTTAATGATACGGCTGGATGTACGCAGAATGGCGGCGTCACCAAAACATCTGGAACAGGATATTGTGATAGATTGATGCATGTAGCATTGATATATCAGAATAAAGTCGGTGCATCACTCAGTCAGCCAACATTCAGGGTATATATAGATGGCACAGAGGTGCTGGTCACAGGAAATTATGCAACAGGATACAATCGTCTAAATTGTACTGTTGAAATCGGCGGTTTAGCTGATGGAACGCAGATTATGAAAGGTGATATTGATGAGTTTAATATTCACGATGGCATAAGATTGTGGACTGGTAATTTTACGCCTCCATCAGCATCTTATTATGAGACATGGGAGTTTGGTTTTGATACAAGACTGATCGTCAGAAATCCTCCAATCGAATGGAGATATAGTAATCCTGGTGATGGGAGTCTGCTGACAATCCCAGCGACGACAGTAAGTGATCCGTATCGCAATAAAACTGTCACAAAAAAAGGCTTCTACCAAGGAGCAAGACAGGCATGTTTTGGCATCGCAGCGGCAAAAGAACTTTGGTTTAGATGCGATATCTGTGGTTCGTCGTATGGTAGTAGTACGCGGTTTAGAATTTATTCGCAAGATTCGGCTGGCTCGAATGGTATTAATTGTTATGCCAGAGCCAATCCTCCTGTATCACTTTGGCATAACGGAACGGAAAAAACCAGTTCTTTGACATTGATGAATCGAATTATCTATACGGTTTGGCTGCATATGAAATCCGATGCAACGAACGGATTAATCGAATATAGAATAGTTAATGATGATTATAATATAGATTATTACGATTCTTATACAGGAAATGTCAATAACGGAAATGATTTTGCAAATTTCTTTGTACAAATGGATGGTACATATATCATAGCAAGCAATATCATGATAGCGAATACCCCAATTGACATATCTGAGGGCTGGCTGGCGAATATTCATGACACAGATTTGACTGTCATTAACAGCGGGCCAATGACGGCTCGATTTGATACTGACCTTACGATTAATAATGATTCTTCAATACGGTTTGATACAGATTTAAATATTGTCTGGAATACAACAGATCATTATGATCTATCGCTTGAAATCTGTAGAACAGAAACTTTAAACCACGATACGGTTATCAATATTCCTCATAAGATATCTGATGACGACAGTACGATGCGGAGTGTGTCAATTAGTTTGCAGGAACAACAATTGACAGATAATGTTACTTTTACGCATATCGGTGATGCCGATATTATGTCTGCTGTCGATATGCAGTTTCTGGATTATGCCACTTATGGCAGGATAGAGGAGACGAGCACCAGTGGCATTCTGCAGACATGCAAGTGTACCTGTGATATCGACGAGATACTCTATCATCAGATGGCGTATGAGGTGTCATCAACAGATTGGGAATGGACTCCTGAATATGAGGATGCTGTTGATGAGTATAATGCGACGCATGAGGATACGGTCGAAAAGGTGCCGTCTGCGCCAGCCAGTGCGCATATTACATCGATTGCGAATAGCTTAGGGAAGAATGTCTCGCTGAAATTCGACGACTACATCTCTACGATGGACGTGAAAGTCCAATCCGGCACCAATTACGCGGGCCTGATATCCGAATTGTTTGGATGGACATCCCGCCTGCCGCAGCGGATGATTAACTGTTATATGAGAGGCGATACTATCTATGTTATCCAAAGAGGGCATGAAGACCATGTTGTCGTGCTAGATAACCAGGAATTGACAGTGCATACGGTCACGAAGAAGATTGTGCGCACGACATGGGGATCTAATCCGAAGACAGAAACTGAGGTTAAGCCAGTATACGACAAGTGGGCATCGCCAGAATATACTCCGTTCCCGCCTCAAGACCAAGAGCCATCGCCGGAGAGTGGAGATATCCTTGGTGATGACGGATTGGTGCAAAAGACAACGGTCGAGAAGGGCAGCGAACGAGTCGAGACGACTTACGAATATGAAGAAGCTGATGATGGTAAGAAGTATCTCTATCGTGAAACTGCGGTCACTTATGTCAATGGTGTGCAAGTAAATGAGGTTGTCACGACGCATGATAGAGTCAGCTATGGACAGACTCAGGTCACGGCTACAGATGATAGCGGTGTCCTCGGCAGTGTCGTTTCTCCATCGGATTTTGATGACCGTATAACTCCATATCAGTATCAAAATATGATGTCCGGATCTGGCGGCTATCGGGAAGGATTTGTTGGAGGATATGATAGTAATGGCAATTTCTATCCATATGTCTGGGATGCTGATGGACAGCGATATTTGCAGACTGGTTATTCGAGTCATGAAAAGAAGCTTGGAGAGTACAGGCGAACGGTTAGCGGCGTGTCTCTAATTGATACATCATTTCCGGTCGATGGTGATGCATTGCTGCAGGAACTGACAAATGATATCCGTTGGCTCGACCGAAAAACGGAAGAATCCGTTACTCTAGAGTTATATGATTACAATCATGTGGTTGACTTCAATGATAGGATATCTTGGCATGGAAATATCTACTATTTGCGATCTAATACTGTCAGCATAACTGAGCACATACGCAATAAGCAGACTCTTGAATTTGTGAGGTGGTACTGATGGCAGCAGATTTGAGTGCGATGAAAAATGCAGTCAGCAATTTGGTCATGACTGCGATTATCAAAAGGACTGAAGATCAGAAAGCTAAACGAGGTATCATTCAAGGTGGGTGTGTCGCAATTGGTAACAAGGTACTGCCATACTATGCTGCAGTTGATATCTATTTCAAGGATGGCGACGAGGTTTGGTGCATCATATCTGACTCCGGCAGATCGGCGGTGATTATCGGTGTATAAGTATGAATATATGCATCCGGTCACGGTTCAATCTGCTGCCGCTGGCGGCATCATCGACGAAAGCGGACGTTTTCTGCGGATGGCTGGCAGCATGCATGTTAAGCCCGGTGATACGGTTTGGACGGATGGAAATATCGTCTATGGTCATAGTCCGACCAAAGAAAAGGCTGCGTTGCCGACGCGACGCAGCGGGATTCCTTATCACGGTTATGATGCGTCTTATAGAGATGGCCAGCGACAATCGCCTTACGGTGCATTCAAGAAGTCGGGCGATATATATTCGTATCAATTTGTCCACAACGTCGATTATATGAAGACCTTAAATTATCTTACAACATGGATGTATACCTATAATAACAAGGTTTATGGATATGTGGAAGGAAATCCGAGAACAGACTTGTGCAGTTATCTTGATATCAAGGTTGCTGGAAACAAAGTTTTTACGGCTGAGTATGATATTAATGACGCATCTTTTAAAGGGAAATCACCTGAGCCTCCGGTTGGTGTTGAACTTCGCCAGTTACAGACTTTTATCGCAAACTTTTACTTTTATCACAATGATGAAGCATCTTCCGCAGAAAATCCTGTCTTTGATCTACGATATCACTCGACAGGCGGGAAAGTCTATTCCAATCCAGTTATCTCGATAAAGCGAAATGGAGTAGAGAGTGAGACAATCACTCTCAGCAATTATCAGTTCGCGCTGGATAAGCTGAAAGAGATATATCTGGATTATGATGAAAGTGGCGACAGTGAGATTACGAAGAGATATCATTTCGAGGGCAATGTTGAAGGTCAAAGCGTTCCTGGATGCGATATCTGGTGCTCTTATTTCTTCAACCAAGTCTTGAATTTTACATTTACAGATAATGTGGGAAGTTGGGAAATGATATTGTTATCTGCGGTCGAAGGTGTTGTTCTCCCACATACTGTAGATGATGAGTATAACTATGCGACAGAAGAATATGAGGATGTCTATTCGGACTATCATATCGCGTGCCCAGTTATCTATTATGTTGTGAGGATAAGGTCAAATGGCACTCAGGAGATTCTGCACGAGCGAGTCTGCGTGAAATCATTCGAGGATAATGCTGTTGAGAAGTCGACATGGACGAATGCGAAAGCGGTGCCAGTGACAGAAGTTGACCAGAAGAACGAACCGTATTTCACAGTCAACTTTGGTGACTCTTCAATAACGACAAATCTGAAACGAGTGAGTCAGATCACAGATGCCGAAGGTAATGCCGTCGCTGGTGGCGATATGCTGTTCGGTTTCAGACGTTTCACGATGTCGAATCCAGCTCAGGCAAAGCCGATAGGTGCAATTAACTCATTTATCGTCGAAGACTTAAAAAATGGGACTAGCTCGGTGAGTGTGACCTCCGGCCAGCATATTGGGTATGATTCGAGTAATGTATGGCCGAGTCTTGTCAAAGGTTATTATGATCCGCCTATCATCCGATATGCACGACCTGCAGCCGCATATTTTGGGCGGGTGTCATTATATAAGTGTCAGGACAATTCGTATATCATTTCGATAAAGAATCAGGGGATCTTCAAGGATGATAATCCTGATCTTCCAGTCAGCATCATATCGTCGAATATCAATGTCGACGTGGTGAATAATCTGCGTAATCTAAGGAATATCCGAACAATGGCTGATCTGATTGCAGATGTGGCCGACAGTAATAATAGTTAATGTCTTTCTATCAGAAAGGAGAAATAAAAATGGCTAAAAGATATGATTTAACAACGGCGTTCACGGCTATCACGGAAACGAGCGGCACAATTCAAAATGTCGGTAGCGAAGCAGTAGAGTTGACAAGCTCGACAAACGCGGTAGAAGGAGAAGGTATTGTGCTGAATCCGAGCGAAAAGCGTAGTTTTAAAGGTGCGATGTCTGCTCGCTCACTGGGAGATGCTGGCGCAGTAGTCAATGTTGTGGATTTTACTGATGCGGGAGAAGGGGGTGAAGAAATCGCAATGGCACGCCATACCCGTACAACTTTCACGCTTGCTAATCTCATTAGTGCAGTAGCAGACCAAAACCTTGATAAGTATGGTATCAAGGTAGGAGATTACTACGTGGGTGCTAGCGGTTATACATATATTGTGGCAGGGCTGAATCCGCTGAAAGGCACGCGCGCATATACCGTTACGAACAATCATTGCGGTCTTATCGTATGTACTCATACCACTCATCCGTGGAACGCTAGCGGTAACACCTACACAGGCGCAGATAATCGCGGTGCTGGCTATGCCAACAGTGACCTGCATTACTATTTGGTCAACACGGTGCTGCCTAATGTCAAAAGCGATTTAGGGGAAAGCCATCTGTATGCCCATCAAAAGCTATTCAGCAATGCTGTAAATACAACACAGTACAATCGTTTCGGCACAAACTCCGGCGGTGCTTCAAATTGGAGTTGGTACAGCAACCAGTTCATTTCCGCACTCACAGAACATCAAGTTTACGGCGGTATAGCATGGAGTTCATCAGGGTATGATACAGGTGAGGCTGACCAACAGCTTGAAGTGTTCAAGGAATTTAAGCACACGGATATTTTCGGAAATGAGTATGTATGGCTGAGAGATGTGGCGTCTGCTTCTTATGCGTGCTTTGCGGACGCCAACGGTAATGCGCTCCATGACACGGCTTCGAAAGCGTTTTATGTCGCCGCGCTTATAGCTTTCCATTGATATATTGGCAATTGGTGGGGGCTTGTCCCCCACCATAGAGGGGAAAGGAGGTGGAACATGAGCGTACCTAAAAGCAGACGTAATGAATCCAAGATAGAGTTTGCCGCGACTTGTCTTGGTGGATTGACGGGTGAAGGTTGCATATGGCTGATTCATAAGGAGTGGTAAAAATGTTAACAGAAATGTTCGGTACGCCGAATGAGCAGACAAAAGTAAGATTTTCAACAGAACTGATGAAAAAGGAGGTTTTCAAGGAATTATCCGAAAGCCAAGAAAACGTGATGGAGCGTATCGCAGGTAGTCTTACAGGCGCAGGAATCTCGTTTGTGCTGAAAAAGAGTTACACGATTGAGTTTACAAACGGCAAGCCAGAGTACGAGGAAATGAAAAAAGAAGCTGAAAGCCTTGTCAATACGTTCGGCAAAGAGCAAGTAGTATTCAGCAATTAACGAAGATTAACGTGGTAATGAGGTGGTGGCAATGAGTACAGACGAGAAAATCATGGGCAAACTATCGGAAATCTCAGAACGGCTGGTGAGAGTTGAGACATTGCTTGACAAAATCACGGACGATAACAAGGCGATAAAGGAAAAGCTGAATAACCATGAGGGGCGGTTGCAAGACCTAGAGGCTCACAAAACCTCGGTAATCAGCGCAAAGGACATTTTTACATGGTCAGTTATGGCGGCTATTGCTCTGTGGGGGGTGCTGAAATGAAAAGCATACTGACCAAGGATAATATCTGTGCTTTTTCGCTAGGGATTGCGTTGGTAGCGTGCATATTATCAGGCTATAACGACAATGTGGCCTGCACGATCGCAGGAAGTCTGGGGGGTGTCATTACAGGCAAGATGCTTGCAGGGGGTGACAAAAACGGAACTGAAAGCTCTAAGAAATCTTGATTTGAAGCAGCAGCTATTATTTGTCGAAAGTTACTTGCCGGATGCGTATGAGTATTTGACCGATACAGCAAATTCAAAGCTGAAACTGCCGAAATATGATGATAATGATGAATTAGTATCATGGGGGCTTGCCCCACAAGATAGTCCACAAGATACCCCACAAAATAAGGAGGAAGCGGAAAATGGTTGATATCAAAGAAACGAATCTCGATTTTGCCAGTTTGTCGGAGCGCAGCTACACCGACATGATTGTTATCCATCACACTGGTTCGCCGGATATGGATGCTTCGGCAGAGCAGATTCATGAGTGGCATCTCAGCAACGGTTGGGCTGGTATCGGCTACCATTACGTGATCCGCAAGGACGGCACCATCGAACGTGGAAGGCCCGAATGGGCTATAGGCTCCCACGCTTACGGCGAAAACTCGCATACCATCGGTATCCATTTGTCAGGTGATTTTGAGCAGGCCGAGCCTACCGACGAACAGCTTGACCGCTGCGGCGCGTTGGTGGCGGATATTTGCGAGCGGTACGGTATCCCGTTTGATCGCGCGCACATTGTCGGTCACGGCGAACTCATGGCTACGGATTGCCCAGGCGACAACCTGCAGGCACTGCTTGATGATGGTACGATTGTAGGTAAAGCGATATTCTACTATAACCAGGCTCATGGCATCGACAATGAAAATGCGGCACCATCAGAGCAGGACGGTGGTAATCAGGGTGGCCGTGGTGCCGAGCGGTTTAATACGGTCGATGCTGTTCCTGATTGGGCGAAACCGACGGTCGAAAAATTGATTAGTAAGGGGCTGCTGCAGGGCAACGGTGAGAGCCTCGACCTGTCTCTGGACATGTTGCGGATGTTCGTCATCAATGATAGGGCAGGGCTGTACTGACTACGAGCAGAGTTTGTAAAACAAATCGTTTGAAAATCGAACAATTGAAGGAGGAATATTAGATGAGTAAATGGGTAGATATCCGCGATACGGCAGTAGATGCACTCGGGCTTGATGAAGTAGGCAAAACACTTAAAGGCAATCTCAACAACTGGCTTGTTGACGAGGGGCTGGATATTATCTCCAAAACGGCTGACAAAGTTGTTGACCAGTGCCGGAAAGATGCGCCCAAGGAAACTGGCTGGTGCAAAGTGCGTGATGCTTTCGTTCTGCCACTTGCAATTCAGGGCGGTTTAGCAGTTCTAAAAGTCGTCATTGAAAAAGCGGCAGCAGAGAAAGTATAAAAGTAAACATGAGCACGGCCTTGTCATGAGGTCGTGCTTTTTTTTGCAAGGAGTGAAGTCAATGAACCAAAAATCAAAAGATGCCAGAACAAAGTTGAAGATGTCGACGCGGAGAGAATTTGAATTATTGGTTTATGAGTCTTTGCTGACACCATTGCAGGAGAGGATAGTCCGGCTGCATATAGCCGAGGGAGTGCCAGTACCAATTATTGCTATGAGACTAGCGATATCTGAAGCGGCAGTCAGAAGTCATCTCGCAATGGTCTACGAAAAAGTATCGAAAATTTAGCGATTATCAAGCGATAATCTGCGCAGGAATCATGGATAATTTTATAGGGAGGGATAGAAAATGCATATTTTCTACAATCCGAATCCGCTGAATAAAAAGGTCGGGGACTGCGTTATCCGGGCAATCACAAAGGTCACTGGTCAGGATTGGGATTCTGTATATCTTGGAATAATGATCCAGGGATATGCCCTCAAAGATATGCCATCGACCAATTATGTGTGGGGGAAATATCTGAAAGAGCAGGGATATATAAGACATGCTATCCCGAATATCTGTCCGGACTGTTATACGGTGGAGGATTTTTGCCGCGAACATCCGGAGGGAGCTTATCTTTTGGCGACAAACTCACATCTGATAGCAGCCGTTGATGGAGACTGGTATGACACATGGGACTCTGGGGACGAAGTTCCTGTCTATTATTTTCGAAAGGATGATTAGATGGCAATGAATAATATGTGGCAGGGTGGCTATGGTATGAGCCAACAGCAACAAAACCAGCAGCCGATGCCGCCTAACTCGATGATTACGTTTATCAATGACGATTCCATCGCCGTTAATTATCCGGTCGCACCTGGCACGACAGTCGCATTAATCAATGCTAATGATCCGACAGACGGAAAAATGTTTATAAAATCCACGGAACCGAATGGGATGCCGAATCCTATGCGGGTTTTTGCGTTGCAAGAAATTACTCCTCAGAAAACGACAGGTGATACTGTCTCACGGCAGGAGTTTGAAATATTGAGTAATCAGATTCAAGGCTTGCAGCAGATGATTGCTAGTCTGCAGAATCCAGCTAATCCGGCACAGCCAGTGCAGGCCAAAGGAGGGAAATCCAAATGAATATGAATCCTATGCAGATTATGGGGCAGGTAAAGCAGTTTCGTGAAAATATGCTCCGGCAGAATCCTGGCATGAATCCTCAGGAAATGGTTAATCAGATGGTTTCTTCCGGAAAAGTTTCGCAACAGCAGTTTGAGCAGGCCAGAAGTATTGTGGAATCTCTTGGCATGAAATTCTGATTCAATCCTTGCGCAAGGTTGATATATCTATTCTATCTTTCTATCTATCCACGAAAGGGTGAGAAAATATGGCATTTGAAAACAACAATGGCTTGTCTGCTGCCGATATGGCCGCTGTAATGCGTGGCGGCAATAATGGCGGCTGGGGAAATGATGGCTTTGGCGCGTGGTGGATTATCCTTTTCATGCTTTTTGCCTTCATGGGTAATGGCAACTGGGGTAATGGTGGCTATGGCAATGGCGGTGGCGGTGCTCCGTATGTTGTCGCTGACATGCAGAGGGGCTTTGACCAGCAGGCTACACAGAGTTCCATTGCGGCATTGCAGGCGCAGGTAGGCAATGGCTTTGCTGACGCTGCGGTTGCACAGTGCCAGGGCAATGCCAACACTGTAGCAGCTATCACCGGGGCAAAAGATACTATCAATGGTACTCTGTATGCAAATCAGCTCGCCAACAATCAGACGATGAATAGTTTGGCAATGAGTCTGCAGAACTGCTGCTGTGAGCAGAAAGCGGCGACGGCTGACCTTAAATATACGGTAGCGACCGAGGCTTGTGCAGACCGCAATGCAGTCAATAACGGCATCCGCGATGTAATTACTGCAGGCACTGCAAATACTCAGCAGCTTCTGAACGGTCTGAACGAGGTTATCCGCACTAATCAGCAGGGTACGCAGACCATCATCGACAAGTTGTGTGCGCTGGAACTTGACAGCGTTAAGCGTGAAAACGCAGATTTGCGTTCCCGTCTGCAGATGGCTGACTTGGCTGCATCTCAGACTGCTCAGACGGCTCAGATTCTGCAGGGACAGACTGCGCAGGCTCAGTATATTACGAATACCTGCTGCCCGAAACCTGTTCCGGCCTACAATGTGCCTAATCCTAACTGCGGTTGTGGCGGCTTTGGTGGGTGCGGTGCATAAGGGAGGCGGTCAATATGGCTGAATACAGCGCAAATGCGGTTCAGACCGTCAATCCCGGTGAAGCTATCGTATTTACCGAGTCTCCTATTCCTTGCAATAGAGGGCTGGTAAGACACCGTGACGACACAGGAAGTTTCCTCTTAGCGGGTTACGTTCCTAGTTGTGGGTGTGGTTGCCGTAATCGTAATCACTCAGCAAATTACCTCGTAGACTTCGGTGCAAATATCGCCGTTCCTACTGGTGGTACTGTCGGGGCTATATCGGTGGCCATTGCTATTGATGGCGCAACGCTTCCCGCCTCGACTATGACGGTTACTCCAGCGGCAGTTGAGCAGTTCTTCAATGTGAGCCGTGCTATCAATGCGGCTATCTATAGAGGGTGCTGCCAGACGGTCACGATTCGGAATACGAGCGACCAGCCTATACTGGTACAGAACGCAAACATTATCTTTAGCCGCCCTGACTTGGCGGTAACACGCTAAGGGGGTGACGTGATGGAAAAGCATATCATGGAACAAATTCAGAGCCAGCTTTGCGATGTCCTGCGTGATAAGGCGCAGCGCGGCATTGGCTCGGCCTCTGATGTCGAGACGGTGAAGAACGCATTGTCCGGCATCAACAAAATCAAGATCATCGAAGCTATGGAGAGATACGGCGATGAAAGGTCTTATGCAAGCTATCCTGGCGATTATCGTCGCGGTGGGCGAATGCCCTATTATGATGGAGACGCTGGCGATTATAGCTATCGTCGGACTCGTGATGATGGTTATGATATGAACCACAGCGGCCACTCGATGCGTGAAAAATTGGAGCAGATGATAAACGAAGCTGGCTCTGATCGGGAACGCATGGCCCTCCGTGAAGCATTGTCGAAAATGTAATATATCCCCCATTGAGACGGTGAGAGCCGTCTCTTTTTTGACCACAGATTGACCACAAAAATATTGTTATCCTATTTTTTTTCATATAAATGTGCTAATATAGGTAACTGAAGTCAATAAAAGACAAAAGAATTACATTAAAGATAGAGCACAGTAAATCATGTTTATAATAGCAAAATCAGCCCTCGAACCTTGATGGACAAGGCACGAGGGCTTTTATATATAAATTGTGACCACAGATTGACCACAGTCAAAGAGTCTCCAGCAGTTTTGCGATATTATCGTCACTGTCGGCGGTGGCGTGGGAGTAGATAGACAGAGTCACCTTGGGTGATGTGTGGCCTAGCCTCTTGGATATCGCCGTGATTGGCACTCCCTTTTCAATAAGCAGGGATGCGTGGGCATGACGCAGACAATGAATTTGCAGCGGGCGGATGCCTGCCTTCTTGATTGCCTGCCGGAAATGATAATGCACGTTGGCATAATTTGTGGGGAATATCCTGCCGGAGCGAATCTCCAGTCGCTCAAAAGTGTCGCGTATAGACTCGTTGATAGTGGGCGGCAGGGTAATCGTGCGAAAGCTGGAAGCCGTCTTAGGCGGCGTTATTTTGCCTGCAGGCGTCATTGTCTTGTTGATGGTATATTTACCTATGGCAAAGTCTACATCGTCCGTGGTGAGGGCGAGAGCCTCTCCTATGCGCATTCCAGAGTAGAATAATAGCTCGAATATTGACTTATAGAGTGCATGTGGTTCTGCCGCCAGGAATGCATCAAACTCGCCTTTCTCCCAGAAATCTACACGTTTCTCAATTTTCCCTTGAGTCCCGGTGACGTGCATCGGGTTTTTGGTGAGTCCGTAGTATTTGACTCCGAAATTCAAGATAGTCGATAATCTGCGGTTGATATTCATGATAGACGACGGCTTCAGCGGCCGACCTTGCTCGGTGATATACTGGTTCAGGTTGTTCTGCCACTTACGGATCATGATGGGTGTGATTTCGGAAATAGGGACTGAGCCGAATGTGGGCAGAACATGCATCTGAATCGTGCTGTCGATGCTGATGCACGATGACTCCTTGGTGTGCTGGCGTAAATCCTCCAGATAGGCATCGTAGAGAGACTGGAACGTCATGTCCGGATTAGACTGCGCTTTGCGCTTAAATTCATCCTCGAAGGCTTTGGCCTCTCGCTTTGTAGCAAAGCCTCGCTTCGTAGTTTCGCGCCTATTGCCTTGCCAGTCAGTATAGCGAAATTTGACGTACCAGGTGCCTCGGCTGGCATCTTTGTAAGCTGGCATCTATATCATCTCCTTGTTGATGACCATGATTGGACCATGATATAATATGGATATAGATGAGTCGCCCAGACTTATCGGCTTTATCATAAGTACCGTGGGACACACGGGAATTTACGCTTGGGGAGAACGTGTAAGTCGAACTGGTTACGGCTAGGCCGCAGTGTTCAGTGAACCAAGAATCCCCTGCCTTTAGGCATGGGGAGTGTCAATTTCACAAGCGGCTACTTATCCTGTCGTGCTGGACTCGGCTGTCCGAAAGCAAATCATGGATAAGGGCTTAACAGAGCCAATCTGCGAGAAAGAGCTGGGTTTGGCAATTGCCAGCTCTTTTGTTTTGTCTGTTGATAAACGAAATATTGCTGTGATATAATATGCATGTAGATGAGTTCAAGACTACTCATGGGCGGTTACTTGTTCTGCCGCGTGTCCACGGGCGTGGAGCACAAATCTCGAACGAGGGCTGACAGAGCCAATCTTGTCGACAAACATAAGCCTCGGTGGACACAAGCCGGGGCTTCATCCATATTGACCTCCTTCTCAAATATATACATTCCCTATCACAGAGAGCCACTCGTCCACGGTGGCTCTTTTCCCTATGCAATTATTGCGGAATCGTTCTAGCTGAGAATATGACTCTATTGCCGTCATATACTACAGTATATCGTTTTCCGTTGTAATCAAATTTTTTTATCCCGCTGGCGTTATTGACATCGTTTTCATCATTCAGACCGAGTTGCCCCATGAGGTCCATTATGATGTAATAACGACCGCCAGTGACAGATGATGGACTTACTGCTAAGATAGTGGCGGCTATGGCTGATGTGCCTTCATCATATGCTTTCTTGTCGTATTTTGGGAATATAATTTCAATGCTATCAAGGTTTTGAGGATCACCTTTGCCAATAATATCGACAGAACGAGCGTTATTGATAAATTTGACAGCGTTAGCTTGATTGTTTTGGAATGTCAAGATGCGAATTTTCTCAATGTAAAATGAGTTGAAGTTTGGGATAAATGTCTCTGCGCTAATGCATAGACGATTGTCTGGTGGTGCTGGTATGGTATCTTCCTGCTGAGATTCTGCGGGCTTAACAATATCTTTTGTTGCGCCTTGATAATAGCCAATGAGATAGATAATGGAGCATAGTAAAACGATGAAGCTGAAACCAAGAACAATTTTGGCCTTGCGGTCGAAGTAGAACATTAAGACACCTCCTCATTGTCTTAACTCACGTTTTGATTCTCAGTACCCGAAATCGATGGCTTTAGAACAGCGTCCACGATGTTCTTGTCTCGATTGGATGCATTTCGATATGCTTCTAGTAAGGATTTTTCTTCTGCTGTTATTATGACTTGAGTGTCGAAGGTTGCAGTAACCTGAATAGGCTTGCTCGTTATTGATATTTCTTGTTTCTTATCAGATACTCCTAGTAAATAATCTAATGAGACATGAAAAAAATCAGCAAAGTCAATTAATGCTGCTGTTTCCGGTATTCGCTTGTTATTTTCAAATCTTGATATGGCTGAAGGCGTATAGTTACGATGATATCTGGTGTTGAAAAGTATCCTAAACTCTTCTTGCGTCAAGCCTTTTTCTTGTCGAAGCTCCTTAAAGCGACATTGCATAAATATCACTCCTTCAATCAACATTATATCATTCTTACCTTGAAAAGAATTGCCTTTATTGGCAACAAAGCTATAAAAATGTGTTGACTTTTGCCCCAAAGAGTAATATTATAATATTGTATTTGACTCAAAAGGAAGGAGGTGCTTGTATGGTAAACATAAACGAGTTGCGAGCAGCAAGAGTTCGTTGTGGATTTACACAGAAGACGTTAGCACAGGAAATAGGAATATCACCGTCGAAATTGAGTATGAAGGAAAATGGTCGTACAAGGTTTACTGCGAATGACATCAGCAGTATAGCCAAGGCTCTTCATCTGACTATGGATGACATAGCCAAAATTTTTTTTACCGACCTAGTTGCCCCAAAAGATAAGTTAGCGTAAGTTTGCAAGAAATAAAAGCCCATCGCCAGCAAAAAGCAACGATGGACTATGGCAGAAAAGCTATTTAAGGAGGTATTACAAGAAAATAATATCATGCGGGCTGAGTAAAGCCAAATGGGGAAAAACTGCAAAAACGAGCTGGGGAGCTTATATTTTTTTGGAGGAGATGCAACATGTTTAAAGATCCGGAGATGATGGTGCCAAAGGAGGTCGCGGCAATGCTGCGGTGCTCGCTGAGCACAGCTTATAAGGTTATGCAAAAAATAAACAAAGAACGAGATGCCCAGGGCAAGCTGGTCATCCGCGGGCGGATACCCAAGCAGGCTCTGCTTGAAAAGGTGGGCATCGTCTAAAGGAGGATGCGACTATGACAAATGTGGTAACGTTCAGGGAGAGATGTGAAAAAAAAAGATGCAGAATACAGAAAATTGAGCATATGGTGAAAACTCTGTTATTCATCATCGTGCTGATTATCTGGTCTGTATTCCTGATGGGAATGACAGATTTTGCCGCAGGAGGATGGTAGACATGCATTTCTTGCATGAGTTGAAGAAAGATTTTTGGATGCCGTATTTCATGCCAATCGTTTGGTATGGCATATTTGCGGCAGGAGTAGGGATTGGTGTATGGGTTTGGTTATATTTGATGAGGCTCAGAGGTTTGTTGTAAGCAAAGCAAAAGAGAGCCGTAGTTTTTGCGGACGCTGGCTCTCTTCAGGAAAATTACATGCCTTAAATGACATAGTCATATTATAACATGAAATGCGTGCATTATCAACAATGCACGCATAGTTATGAGGTGTGTATATGAGTGTGCTAAATGGTTTTGTTGCAGGAATAAAAGACGGTAATATCTGGGTGAAAGTACCTTGTAAAAATGCGGATGATTTTTTACAGGACAGGACAGAATCTGTGCTTGTTGATTTTGCGGATGGTCGCAAGATAACGACGGCACAGAGAAAGAAAATATATGCGCTATTGCAGGATATTTGCATATGGTCAGGCTATACTCCTTTGGAAGCGGAAAAAGCTATGACGAAACAAAGTTTCTTGACGTTACAAACTCCAACATTAGCGAAGACATTTTCTCTGTCAAATTGCTCGGTTGAAATCGCTCGAAAGTACATAACATATCTGATTGATTTTATGCTCACACATGGTGTTGCCAGCGATGAGCCTTTATGGAAATTGTGCGAGGACATACCGAGGTATGTCTATGTAGCAGCACTGCATAAAAGATGCGTTGTCTGTGGTCGGAAAGCCGAGTTGCATCACGCTCTGGGCGGCACTGTCGGAGCTGGAAACAATCGCAGGATAGTCAATCATCTTGGCAGACCATGTCTTCCGTTATGTTGGGAACATCACACAGAAGCGCATAAAATCGGTCACGAGAATTTCTGCAATAAATACCATTTAGAACCTGTTAAAATCGATGAAAAAATAGCGGCAATATACGGATTGTTTATTGATGAAAATATGAAGAAAAGTGAGGGATAATTATGTCGGTAACAGACAGTAAAAGATATTACTGGTTAAAGCTGAAAGAGGATTTTTTTGACGATGATGCGATTGATTGGTTAGAAGAACAAACCAACGGAAAAGACTATGTCTTGTTTTACCTAAAATTGTGCCTTAAATCGCTGACAAATGAAGGCATGTTAATTCGCACAGTCGGTAAAATTCTTGTGCCGTATGATGCTGAAAAATTGGCAAAAATTACGAAGACAAATAAAGACACGGTTTTAGTTGCAATGAAGCTCCTGGAAGAAATCGGATTAATCGAAGTACAGGAAAATGGTGCACTGTATCTGACTAAGCTCCAGAACATGATAGGTAGTGAGACAAAAGCTGCAGTAAGAATGCGAGAAAAGCGGGCGGCTGAAAAAAATCTGCTGATACAAGGGGGAAAAAGCGAACAATGTTCGCCGAGTGTTCGCCGAGTGTGCGAACAAACCTCAAAAAAATGTTCGCAAGAGAGTAGAGTAGAGAGATTAGAGAATAGAGATAAGAGTAGTAGTAGAAAGATACAGAGTAGTAACTTGAAAAGTATAGGGGACTCAGAAAAAAAACAGGATTCGACGACGACGACTTTTGACGATGCCCTTAAAACGTTCGTGGAGGAAATAAGGCCAGTACCGTCTCCGTTGGAATACGAGAAGCTTGAGGACGATGTAGACCACTACGGTGCAGAGCTGGTAGTCAGAGCAATCCAGAGGGCCAGCCTACGCAACAAGAGAAGTATGGGCTATGTCGAGTCAATTCTCAAGCGGTGGGAAAGCGATGGCTATGATGACGAGGATAAGCAGAAGTCTGCATCAAAGCTTGGCAAGCTTATCAAGATGCCGGATGGCAGTTATCGCAAACGACCAGCAAGTATGGGAGGGTAACATATGGCAGGAATAAGTCTATCCGATGCGGCGAGTGAAGAGATGGTGATATCAGCTTTGCTCAATGCGAAACGGCAAGAGATCGATTACGTCTTCGATGCGTTGAAGGCTCATGACTTTTACTACGAGTGCTATCAGCAAGTATTCGCATTATTGCAGGGTATCTATGCGCAACAACGAGATTTGTCGCTGGTTTCCGTGATGAAGTTATACGGCAGTCAGCTTGAGCAGATTAAGCTCAGACGGCCAATCATAGAGATTAACATGCTCTATGTCAATGCCGTGATTGGCGGGGATTACGGCGAGAATGATAAACGTGACATGCTGAAGAGTTCCATTGCGGCAATCAAGAAAAAGGCGGCATATCGTGAAATCACGAGGCTCATTGCCAGTGTGCAGACGGAAATGCAGAACGATGCTGATCCGGACGAGATATATCACAAGCTGGAGCAGGCGAGCCTGGAACGTGAGCCTATAACAGCGAAACGGTCATATCTCAGCCCGAAAGACATGGGCGAGCTGATGATATCGACGGTGCTTGACCGAATGGACAAAGATAAGCGTCATAAGGCTGTAGCGTTCACATCATTTCGCCAGCTTAATAAACGGACTGGTGGTTTTGAAAAAGGCGATTTAGTAATCTTGTCTGCTGCCAGTGGTGTCGGCAAGTCAGCCCTTGCTATGAATATCACTCGTGATGTGGCATATGTCGGTCAGAAGAGTGCGCTGTACCTGAATAGCGAAATGAGCAATGAACAACAAGCTTTGAGATTCTCATCGATGTTGACTCAATACTCGTATTCTGAGATGAGGAACGGATTGAGTCTGGAATGGGGGGCGACGGCACTTCAGGAGGTGTCAGGTAAAGCGCAGGAATATGCGCAGAAACAGATTCACATTCTGACGATTCCGGATTTGCAAATTTCGAATGTCGTGTCAGAGGTTCGCAGAATGGTTAATCAACACGGCGTGGAGTTTGTGGTGGTAGATTATGTCGGCCGAATGGACACGATGAATCTCAAGGACAATCGAGCTGAGTGGCAGGTCATGGAACAGGCAGCCCGGACGCTCAAGACGATGGCGCAGGAGCTGAATATCGTCGTGATGATGGTCGCGCAGATGTCGAGTAATGGGCAGTCATTGGCAAAAGGCTCCAGCATGAAGAACGAAGCTGATTTGTGGATAAACATTTCACGGCTGGACGAAGAGGACAGCAGGTCAATGTTCGGCGTGGAAGAAGGCCATCTCTGGAATACGCTCTTAGAAATCAAAAAAGCGCGAAATGTCGAGACTGGTGCGATGATAGCAATGCATTTTCATGGTGATACATTGTCGTATACCGACGATGCGAAAAAAGCCAAAGAATATCTCGCGTTAGAGCAGCAGGAACCATACGACGGAATTTAGAGGTGATGCGAATGCTGGAGAAGATTAACCAGACAACACGATGGCTGGAGAAGCTTGAAGGGGAGACCAGGCAGAGAGTCGAGCAGGAGCTTGACAGGCAAAAGAGGGCATTAGAGAAGTATCTAAACGGCAAAATGCCGAAACGGACGGCCAGACGAATAATCTGGCGAAGTAGTCAGAGAGTAGCATGGATAGTTGCGGGAGGTGATGCGAAATGAGATATGAGGTTGATGTGACTTTGGTGAGCCATCTGAATCTCTATGTTGAAGCGCAGTCTAGAACCGAGGCTGCGTCAAAAGCATATCGCATTGCTGTTAGCCGCGACCGTCTTCTGGAAAGAGGAGACTTCGCGGCTATTGTCAGTGCAAAAGATGCAAAGGAAATCGTGCATTGATAAAATCATTGTCTGAAAACTTAGCAGGAGAGCCGTGAAAGGCTTTGAAAAAGCAAAGGTATATAGTTATACCTAAAACGATATAGACGATAGTTAGGAGCAAATCTGACGAGAATCAGGGCGTAAGTGAGGTAAAAGGAAATATGAGTGAATGCAAGGATTATAAAATAACGGTCACGATTGGTATGGATTATGAGGTCAGAGTCAAGGCCAGCGACTTCGAGTCGGCATCGCAGATGGGCGAGGAATATGTCAAGCGGCATTTCTTGGAAATGGAGCCATTGGATAAGCCGTTCATCCGCGAAGTCAGAACGGAGGAGACTGACTGATGGGGAGTTTTGCTAGAAGCCGGAAGCGCAAAGAGCACAAAGCAATCAACAAAGGCTATAACAAAGCAAAAAAAGCGGCAAAGGCAGCGCGGAAAGGCATCGCCAGGACATATGCCGAGCAGATTCGGGATGATATGCTATGCAGAAAGAATGCGATATCCAATCTTACATCTATATTCATGCTGACTGTCCATGAAAGATATGGATTCGGCCGCGGGCGGATACTTCGTCTGAGAGACAAGATGCAGAGCGAGTTCGATGCGATTATCTCCGGGAATGTGAATATCAAAGAGATTGACCAGTTCTTGATGGATGAAGTGAAACTGGAGGCAGGACTTACTAAGAACTGCAAGTTCAACAATCACTATGAAGCCATCGAGGGGCGGGCGGTGCGAGAAATGACAGCAGCGTTCTTGATGGCTATGTTGGACGAATTTGGGTATAAAGGCAATGCTATGATGAAGACCTGTCGCCATGCATTTCGGATCAATGACAAACTTGAGTCAGGAGAGCTTACTTATCCGCAGATTAGGGAGAAGCTGCAGAAAGTGATGGATCGGGGGAGGAAGGAAGATGTTTGTTTGGACAAAGAAAGCAGAGGATGATTTCCGGGCAAAATATCCAAGGAGACCACTACTCCGGAAAGAAGGACATGAGGTTATCTGGGAGGGGAAGCCGCTAGGCATTGGCTCTATCCTCGATGGCTATATTGCGAGAGGATGGATCGCGGAAGATGGCAAGATAAAGCGGGCGGCGAAGCCGATTTGCAATCCTGCCAAGACTATGCCCATGCGAGAGCAGGTGAGCAAGTGGAAAAAACTGCAGAAATATCTGTCTCAGCCTAAAGTGAGCATGCGAGAAGTCGCGGTCAAGATGGGCTATCGCTCAACGACTCCTCTGGGGGATTTCGTGACGAAATATGGTGTCAGTCTGGCGGCAAAATATGGGAAGCTGCCGTATGTCAGGAATATCAAGAAGAAATGTCTTTTGACGGTCATGGAGTCGAAGCCGGAATGAGGTGAGATCATGGTCTGTAAAAATCGAAAGAGACCGTCTCAAGTTGGGCGGCTGAAAATGGGATATATCGATGACTGCCTGCAGAGAGAAAAGCGCAAGAAGCGGAAGATGGGGAAATCTGAGCTTCGAGAAAAGCTGATGAAGGAGCTGGCAAAGGATGACTGACTATTATTGGGGACTGATTGTTGGATGCAGCATTGGATATTGCTTTTCGCTGTTGACGCTCCTGGGCATTTGGTCATTGTGCATCATAGCGAAGAGAGAAGACGAGGAGCGACGTAGTGACAGATGAAGAGTTAGAAAAGATAGAATTGGCAGACTGTAAGATGTGCGAGGGGAAGGCCAGCGTCAGGCGCGTCAGTAATGACTGGTGGTATGTCGGCTGTGAGTGTCCTTGTAAGTATATTTGCAGCAGGGAGTATGTGATGGAGTGCGTGGAGAAGTGGGAAAGGCGGTGTAATGATGGCTTTTTGGACAAAAATAGGTGATGCGCTGCTTAATGTCGGTGAAATTGCTGGCGTCAAGCAGAAAGGGGCTGGCGTTGATGTAATCTTCGCCAGCGGGGAGAAATTACATATCCATGATTGCAAGGTGGATGATTTTTTAGAGAAGATTGTAGGCGTTTCAAAGTATTGATTTATGAGCGAGGTGGCAGAGGAAATGAGTAAAGGTAAATTGATTGTAGAAATCGAAAAAGCCGATGGCGAAATCAGATGTGTGAATTTGAAAATAAAAGATATGACTATCAAAGAATTATCTCATGTAGTTGGAGCTGTGCTTAATGATGTAATTAGCAAAAATGTTAGAGATGAAGCAGAGAAAGAAGTGTGGAAAGCCCATGCGGTACATGATATTTGCGTACAGATTGGATTTAAGACGATAGCATCTAGGCTCGAAGAAGCATTTAATAAACTGGAGCGTGAAAGCAAATGAGCGCGATTGAAAAATATACAGATAGATTAATTCAGCAAGCATATGAGCAGGGGAAACATGATTTTGCAGCTAGAGTTATTGATGCAATTGAGAGCGAAATGCACGGGAATTGTACTGATTATAGAGATGGGCTTGAGTCGGCGATAATTATTATTCAAAGGATGGAGCGTGAACGCAATGAAATTAATAATTGACACTACGGACAAGGATAACGTTAAAGCGAGATATGATGAATTGGATACCCAGGAATTAGGATGGGTGCTCGGCAAGATTGTCGAAAATATTGCACAAAAAACAAATAACGATGCGGATGAACTTAAAATACAGTTTGTATGTGCATTAAGCGCAGCACTACTTACGTCAGAAAAAGAAGCTGAAATTAAAAGTGTAAAGCCTTGGGAGCGTGAACTCAATGACGATTGATGTGTTCTGGCAGCGGATTGAAGAAGCGATAAACGGCGAGTGTGATGAGTGCCCGGTTCAAGAGTATGCAAAAGAAACAAACACAGAACTTATATGCGATAAAGTCGGCGACTGCGCTGACGGGCTGAAAATGTTGCATAAAAAGTTGCAGGAAGAAGAATGGCTAAAGGTAGATATAGGGCTGATTGCGGCAAAAGAAAAAGTAAGGGCTGAATTTCCATGATGATTGATTCTGACGAAGCAATTAAGCGTATGCAAAACGTGGCTGAGCATTATAAAAAATACGGCTACATGGAAGAAGTAATGTACAGAATGGCTGTAGGCCATTGCATTGATGTTGTCAGGGAAATGGCAGGTAAAAATAATGACGTTGGACGAATGTATAACATATTTAGAAAACGTGTCCTTAGAGCGAAAGCCAAGGTCGAGAAAAGCACGACAAATAATTAAGTATTTGGAAGAACTGAAAGAGCGCAGAAAAGCAGAGCAATTACTTAAAGTGCGTGGATATTATCGGTCAAGATATCATTTTTAGGAGCGTGGAAAAATGAGTGATTATAAATGCAAGGTAAGAATTATACGAGATACGGAAATAACCGTTCATGCTAAAAATAAAAACGAAGCAGAAAAAGAGGCCAAGATTTCATGCAGATATGGTTGTGGATTGCCTCTGGGAGAACACGCAGAAGTTATTGAAATAGAGCGTATGACAGCTAAAAAGAAGGCACAGGAGCGTGAAGAGTAATGGCGGATATAACAATGTGTCACGGAAATGATTGCCCGCTAAAAAATAAATGTTATCGTTATACAGCGTATGCAGACCAGTATGGACAGTCGATATTTACAGAAATTCATTACAAAGACGGCAAATGTAAGCATTTCTGGGATAACAGGGGTAAGCGAAATCGTCCAGAGGGTGAGCCAATGTTTAAGGAGCGTGGCGAAGATGGCAGAAAATAGAATTAAATTTAACAATCAAGAAACAAGGATGCTGCTATGTGCAATTCAGGAATATATCGACATTATGTTGGAAGGCGAGGAAACTCACGATTACACTCTATACATGCTGAGCAACGGTCTTGGCTCAGCCATGAGAAAACTCACGAAAGGGCGTAACGGTAATTGCTTATTTGAAAAGTATCCTTTTCGTCGAGAATCGTATCACTACCCATCTTTTAAGGATTGGAAATTGGCAGGTGGTGATTGTCAATGACTAGCAATAAAAAGCTGATTAAAGCCGCACAGACATTGCAAAATAATTGTAAGAAGCGTGCTGATAATGAGTTTTGCAATGATTGTCCATTTCTGATTGTCGGTTTTTGCATGATTGACAACGGAATACCACAAGCATGGGATTTGGGGAGCGTAATAATTAATGAGCAAAAAGGTGATTAAATGCTAGACAGATTGCAGTGGCGTGTCCAGCCGATTGAACAAATCCGCAAACGCAAGCAAAGGCGCAGGGATATGTGGGAGAGACATCAACAATTCGTTGAGTTCGTGAAGAATGAAAAGCGAAAGAAGGCGAAAGAATGAAAACTGATGAATTGAAAATGGCAAAATTTTTGCTGAAAAAAGTTGATAAAGAATATCCGTCATTGTTTCGAGACGGAAAGCTCATTAGTCCTTATGGGGCAGATAGTATATTAAGAGAAACTACTCCCACCAGAGTGAAAGAGGAAATCAGGCTGATTCGGCGGTTGCTGTTGGAAGTGTCGAAAGAGTTATAGGAGGGCTGACAATGACTAATGGCGATTGGCTAAGAACGTTGACGGACAAACAATTAGCAAGTTGTTTGGCAATCGTTGACAACCGTGATTTTGCTTGTGATTGTTATAAATGGGAAGAATGGCTGAAAGAGGAGTATAAAAACGATGAAATCATGGCTGAAAGGTAGTGTGCGTGTCTTTCGACAAGGCTATAAAGATGGCAGGGAACTGGCAAGGAAAATGCACAGTATGGGGGCTAAGAATATGCCGAGGGGTAGAATGATTCGCAGGGCTGAGAAGATGATTAGGAGGGCTGACAATGACTAAACGACAATGGTTAATGTCACTATCAGATACATATTTAGCTAGAGCGATTAGTAAAGGTGCGTGTTCGATGTGTATTTACAGCGAATACGATAAGTTGCAAGATGATTATCATTGTAGCACAGATTGGTACGAGTTTGATGATTTATGTCAGGAAGGAATTTATTTTTGGTTAAGGATGGCTGACAATGACAAATGCAGATAAGATTCGGTCAATGACGGATGAGCAGTTGTTAAAGTTTATTGTTGACATGAGAGAAGGAGATTGTTGCTATTATTGCAGTCATAATAACGGAACTAGGACTTGTTGTGACGGCAAATGTACTGACGGACTGGCTGAGTGGTTATTACAGGAGGTTGACAATGACTAAAGCGGAGTACATCAGAAGTTTATCGGACGATGACTTAGCAAAGTTCGTCAGAAATATATCGTTATCTGGTTGTGCCGTATGTGCTTATGTAGAACATTGTTCGTATGATGGCGTTGAAGAAGATTTCTGCTTGTTGGGCGTAGAACAATGGTTAAAGCAGGAGCATAAATCTAATTCGAGGTGACGAGTTAGGAGGTGTAAGATGCCACAAATAGTAAAGTTATATCTTCTTGGCGGCACCGCTGTAATGGACTTAGTTTATTCAGCGACTTCTCCCGTCATCCAAGTGTACTTTATAAGTCTGATAAGCTCAAGCGTTTTAGCAGCGGCCAATATCTTAACCACAGCTTTAGCAGCCGTAGTCAATGCTTCAATACAGTCCGATAAGCTCAAAGACTTTTACAGACATCACTTCTTATGGATAATCAACATAGACATTATTTGTTTCGCGCTTGTTAGCTTTGAAGGACTGGCTGTTCCTGAAATCAGGTTTCTCGGATTAGCTATTCTAAATGCCGTATCTTCAACACTATGGTTTACGGTAGTAAACGACGCTATAAACCATCAGATAGGAGGCGATAAACTGACAAAGTGGAATAGCTTATCTAAGACAGTTAATCTTACGGCGGCGTTATTAGGTAGTGTTATTGCTATCATATTTACAGGGGTAAGCGTAGAATTATGTATCGCAGCCCAGTGTTCGGCAAATCTTGTCATGGGCGTCACAGATTGGTTAGCTTATAAGAAGATAAGATATTGATAATGGAGGTGTGAGTAATGACTAATCGTGAGTGGATAAACAGCTTGTCAAATGAGCAGTTAGTCAAGCTGATGCACTCGTTTCATGAGGATAATTGCTGTATGTGTGCAGATAATGGCAATGATGATTGCGGCTTTTGCTATGATAAGCAAGCCGAGTGGATGGAGCAGGAACACGATGCGGAGCGTTGGGAAGAAAACGATTATCGGTATTCGTTTTGGTGAGGTGAGAGTATGAAAAGTTTTGACAAAATAGCAGAAGATACACAGGTTCAGATTTTGAATCAGGTAAAGACGGTGGATGGCGATATGGCTGGTATAGAAGGTTATCTGAATTTGCGAGACAGTAAAAAGACTATGACCTTCATGGCATCTGTTGATGATAACGGAAAATGGGAGCACGTTAGCGTGTCATATAACGGCGAGACAAAGAAGCTGCCGAGCTGGACGGAAATGTGCGCTGTTAAAGACGTGTTCTGGGAGCCAGAGGAAGAAGTGCATCAGATTCATCCGAAACATTCACAGTATGTGCATGGCTATGGCAGGAAAGAGAATATCCTGCATCTGTGGCGACCAGTCGGGGGATGGAGCGAGGAAGAATGAAGATAGAAGATCTTGAAAAGCTGAAAGACTTCCTGTCGGCATATAAGACAGAGAAGTGTAAAGAGTATAAAAATGACAAGCACTATAACGTATATCTTGACATATCATGTTCGGATTGTCCGGCAAAAGACCTTATATTCAGCAATGACGGTGATTTTATAGGATCAAACTGCATGATGAGTATATTAATCAAAAATATAGCGGATGAGATAAAGTATTACGGGGGATTCAGCAGTGTCGAAATACAAGAATCAGAGGACGGAGATTGACGGTCACAAGTTTCCGTCATTAAGAGAGGCTGAGTATTATCTGCTATATAAGTCTATGCTCCAGCACAAGCAGCTTGTAAAACTGGAGTTGCAGCCTAAATTTACATTACAGCCGGGATTTGTCAACAAAGCTGGCAAAAGAGTTAAGCCGATAACATATAAGGCTGACTTCCTGCTGACGTTTCCAGGCGGTCGGCAGAAAGTCGTCGAGGTTAAAGGATACAGGACGCGAGACTACCAGCTTCGGCGTAAGATGTTTGAGTATAAATTCAAAGAGTACGAATTCGAGGAGGTACATTGATGAGTGAGTGGTATGATTGGTGCAAATCCATTTTGCAAAAAGAAAATATGAAGAGGCATAAAGAGGGCCTCCGATAAATAGTGTGGTTTTACCTTAGTTTTATATCTGTAGGATAGACCTTAAGGAATATGTGTGAATGTGGTTTTGGGGAAGAGGTGAATCACAGAAATGAACATAGGACTGATAGATGTTGACTGTACAAGTTACCCAAACTTAGTGCTTATGAAGTTGTCTGCATGGCATAAGTCACAAGGGGACACAGTAGACTTGCTTACTCCTGATGATGTGCTTGGTGGAGATAGTTTATTTAATCCACATGACAAGCTGATAGGTGCTTGTGTCTTTACTAAGAATATGGGGATTGTAGAGGCATTGAGAACGCAGGGAGCAGATGTAGCAGGTTGTGGGACAGATGATAAGCGTGTTCTTCCAGATGAGATAGAGCATATCTATCCAGACTACTCACTATATGGAATTACAGACACGGCTTATGGTTTTCTTAGTCGCGGTTGTCCTAGAGGTTGTCCGTTCTGCATTGTAGCAGGGAAAGAGGGCAAGCAAAGTCGTAAGGTGGCTGATTTGTCAGAGTGGTGGAATGGACAGAAGGAAATCAAATTATGTGACCCTAATTTACTTGCTTGCCCAGAACGTGATGATTTATTGTCTCAACTTGCTGATTCTAAGGCTATGGTTGATGTTAATCAAGGATTTGATGCAAGGCTTCTCACAAAGAATGTTATTGAAAAGATGAACCAAATAAAGTTTAGTGTTCTGCATTTTGCGTGGGATAATCCAAAAGATACTATCGTGCAAAAAAAACTAACCTTGTTTAATGAGTTCTCAAATGTTGGGAATTACCGTAAGAAGAAAGTGTATTGTCTAACAAACTATTGGAGCACTTTTGATGAGGATTTGCATAGAGTTTATTGGTTAAGAGATAACGATTATGACCCTTATGTGATGATTTATGACAAGGATAATGCTCCAAAGAAAATTAGACGGTTACAAAGATGGGTAAACAATAAGAAAATATTTCGGTCATGCGAAAGATTTGAAGAGTATGGTTAATTAGAAAGTCCACGATTTGAAATAAACAGCATTTTTAGCTACGAATTTCTCTTGGATTTTGGTTCTAACACTGAAAAGAGCAATCTCACGCAGAGTGTCAAAGCTGTAACCTTTTCCCTGTTTCTCAATACCTTTGATAATGTTGTTGGCACTCTCAGCAAAGGCGTTAGTGAATCTTGAATCAAAGTAGTTGAGTATGTGTTCTCTGCGTCCAGCAAGCGTATCACGAAGCGAGATGAACTCTGGGAGAACATTGGGAACATCGTTGCACCATTGGTCGAATGCCTTAGATGCAAGCTCACGATTAGGCAACTGGTAGATAGCACGGAACTGCTCTTTCAAAGCATGTGCGGCTCCTAATTGAGGATAGAGCTTACTCCATTCTTCTACCTTGCTGCGGCTTACATCGTCTAAGTCCTCTATATTCGCCATGAAGAGCTTCCTTTCGTTTTTTAGCTTTTTGGCTACTTTAGTAGAGGATAACTGTTCTTGCCTATGGATGCTTTTTCTGATGGAATCCATGTGGCGGTTGATAAGCTGAATGACATGGAATTTGTCAATAATAATTAGGGGGTGATGAGGTGCAAATGCTTTTTCAACATAATTTGCGTAGCCCTTAAAGAAATCCATAGTTACGGCTTCTACGTTGTCTTTATTATCGAGCTGTTTTAGATAGCTGATGACCATTTGCGGCTGATTGTTAGGAAGCATATCAAGTAGCATATTGCTTTCAATATCGACTACGACAAGGCGGTATTTATCGTCAATATGAGCTTCGTCAAGACCGAGAATACGAGGGGCTTCATAATTAAGCATATATCTATGTTTTCCAGCCCATTCGTCAAATAAACGGCGAACAGACTTATCTGATATTGCATAGTCAGATGCTATTCTGGTAAATGTATCTCGCTTTAAGACTCGGTTTACAATTTCTTCTCGTAGACGCTTAGTAAACATACTATCGTCAACGCTTTCTACGGTTTCGATGAAAGTTTTGCCGCAGGCATGGCATTTGTACCGCTTGAATTTAATTCCAAGATATACTAATTTGCTGCAAATTGAAAGGTCGCGAACCTCTCTGTTGTGACTTGCATGGATTGTTAATTTACCAGTCGCACCGCAACTGGGGCATTTGGTGGGCTTCTCGCGGGTTTCGACTTCATAGCGGAGGCTTCTACCATCGGTGGACTCTAAAACTCTATTTACCTTAAATTCTGGTAAGCCAAAGGCAACACATCCCATAATAATCCCCTCTTTCAAAATATGGATGGGAATATTATACCACACGATATGTCGAGAAAGGAAGGAAACTATGAAATGTATACAAGAAAACAACCCACAGGATTTGTCGAGTACCCCTTGTTAAAAGGCAAAGTCAGAATTATTGACGAAATAGAACAAGAAGGATTATTCTAAAGGAGATGGAACTATGCAGAAAGTATTGGAAGCTTTGGAGCATGTCAGCGGGCGGATGCAGCAGGTCAGAAATATCTTAGGCAAAGAGGAGATGCTGGCAGGTCTGGCAGAGGAGTCATGCGAGTTAGGTCAGGCTGCTCTAAAGCTGCGGAGAGCATTGGACGGACTCAATCCGACAGACAAGCCAGCCATCGATGCGGATGAAGACCTGCAGGAAGAGATTGCAGATGTGCTGCTCTATGCGTGGATGTGCAATATTGATACTGGATTGGTCGCAGAGATAATCTATAAGAAAAGTCGGCGTTGGTGCAGCAGGATGAAGATAGACGGTTAATCATCAAAGGAGTGATCGCGCATGATATATTGTAACGACTATATCCGGTTGACAAAAGGGTATCTCAGAAACATGGTATATTACCAGGTCGCTATCTCGAATATGAAAGAAGACCTAAAGGAAATGGAGGACAGTCTTGGTGATGCGAAGATTGCGTCGTATGAGCCGAATCCGGGCGGGCAAAATGAGCTGAATGGAGTGGAGTCCAGAGCTGACAAAGCTATCCGCTACAAAGAGCAGGCAAAGCAGGTGCAGAAACTGGAAAGACAAGTGCGGAAGATTGAGCGATGCATCGATAAACTTCCGGCGGATCAGAAAGATGCCGTCAAAATGTATTATCTCTATCGCCAGAGCTATGACGAGATGGTATCATCACTGCATATCAGTCATAGCACATGCAGACGCAGAGTCAATGGTGGCACAAAGGCCGTGGCCATGATGTTGTTCGGAGAGAGAGCAGGAGAGCAGATTCAATTTGCATCATAGATAGGAGGGCTGGCAAGCCCTTTTATTATGCGTGAACATTTTTTGAAAATTTTTTGAACAAAAAATGAGCACCTTTTCAGTAAAAACGGTGGTATGATAATAACATCAAATCCAATCCCCGGATATTGAAACAATACAAACACATGCGCGAGGAGCTGTCCGAAACAGGACGGCTCCTTTTCCGTATGTAGAAATGGAGGTGCTATTATGGGAATATTTGAAAAGGCTGTTCCAGATATCAAAATGCCGAGCAAGAAAGTCAAACAGGCTGACATTGATAAGGCGGTCAAGGTTATCTATGAGCAGGGATTCAAAGTCCCGATTGTCATTGATGAAGATAACAATGTGATATCTGGCCAGGACAGGCTGATGGCGGCTATTGAGCTGAAGATGGGCAGCGTTCCGGTCATCGTTGCTGAAGCAGTGAAGACTGAGACAGTGAAGCCGAAGAAGACGAGGAAGGCTAAAGATGCTGGTTAAGATATGTCAGCAATGCGGGCGGAAGATAAAGCAAGGTGAAAGATGTCAGTGCTCTCAGCAAGACAGAAGATCATCACATGCGTTCTACTATACAGCGCAGTGGAAAAAGATAGCTAAGGCGGCAAGACAGAGAGCGCATTATGTTGATGAGTACGAGCTGAAATACTGCGGGCGGATGACTGAGGGAAAAGTCGTGCATCATATTTATACTCCGGATGAACGGCCAGACCTGACGTTGTCTCTCAGTAATCTCATCGTGGTGTCTAATCGGACGCATGAAATGATTCATAAGACGTACAATCGGGGCGGCGATGAGCTGGATGAGATGCGGTCAAAGCTTTTGGCGATTCGTCGGGGGCAGGGCTAGGGTGGTTTGCCCCCAAGGGGACGGTTAAAAAGTTTTAAGGTTTTTATCCTTCCAC